GTCAGCAAAGACAGTTGGTCTTCTCGTCCCGTAGACGGCTCCATCGCAAGAGTTTGAAGGTCATCAAACTTCATCGAAAACTGCGCAGCCAGAACCTCCGCGTAAGCATCCGCCAATTTGCGGAGTGTGGCGTTGAAAGCTTGGCCTTTTTTGCCTTGTTTGGTTGGTCCGGTTGACGCGAACTGAGGAAAGTTTCTGAGGTCTTTGAGAGTGAACCCTGCCACTCTAACGTCAACAGTCAAAGTGGGTGGCCGTACTCGGGTTGGGATAACGTCGTTCGTTACGGGTTGGCCAAACCGGTCCACCTGAACCTGTCCACGGATAAACTCCGCATCCACTTCCCCATTGAAACCCGTTCCGAACTCTTCGCTTTGAAAACGAGCTTCTTGAGTAGCTAGGGCGGATTGTGCGCGGTCAACGGCTTCTTGGGCGGACTCCAAACCCCCTGCCGCCGCAGCCGCAGACGCCTCTGTGACGGCCTGTGCTGTCAACTCCGCCGTCAAAGCTTGGGCCGACGTGTCTGTGTACGCCGAATAGACCGCATCCAAAAAAGGAGCAGGGACGATGAAGGTGTCGTCGACAATGATAAGGTCTGGGTCTGTTTGCGGATTATTTGGATCAAACTCCGGGATACCAATTTCAGCCAGATTTTTCGCGGTGAGATCCCACAGCTCTTTGAACATATCCGTTGGGGTCGACTCCGCAGTGGGATCCGTCTCTTGTGCTGCTTTGAAAAAACGATCTGACAACTGCTTCTTGAAAGGCTTACGACGGAAGCTGTACTCACCACCGTTGGGTGTGTCCCCCATGATGGAAGTGTCTTTCGTCATACGGAACTGACTCCAGCGCACAGTTTGGATCTGATCCGTCGATACGACGATCGGTGTCAGGGAGGGCCCCCGTGCAATGATCATCCCTTTCGTCGCCGTGATCATCCCCCAGTCAGCTTCAGGAGCCCGCTGAAGCGGGTCGGTTACGGTGGGCGGGACAAACCCCCGAACTTGGACGGGGTTCTCAAGATCAATCTCAATGAGCGTGATCGGAGGGCTGTCGAGGGGTTCGGGCGGTTCCGGCGGAGGCGGAGGCGGTGGCTCCACTGGTGGTGGAGGGGGCGGTGGGGCTGCCTCTTTTGGCGGGGAACCGTTCGCGGGGAACGGTGTAATGCGGTTCCCTTTCCGGGCGTTGATAGCGTCTTGCCCAGGCCAGTTACTATCCCGAAGGCGCTGCTGCCACCAGCCACAGGGCGATATGCCATTTTCGTCTACAAATCCCGATTTAGGCCCCCGTGCGGTAATCGTCGTCTCTTGTCCCGTGCCGACGGGCAAGGAGCAGGTCACGTCAAACCCTTCATTGGAGCCTTTTGGAACCCACTGCACCCAACGACTAGGGCGTGCTCGCACATCAATATGGATGAAACCGCCTTTGGGGTAAAAACCCACGCCACCAATCAGACCTTCGTTGTACATTATCTGCGCTTCGGCAATCAACGCAGAAAACGCAAGAGAAAAAGCCTCTTTGTTTTTGGTGACAGCCTTGATGTCTACGGCTATGCCGAGCGCATGTTGACTTACGCCCGTCCCGCCTTCTTTTGTACGATCGAAAGGTCGCCAGAAACTCAGAGCGTGTTGACGGACAGGTGCGAGTGCCAACGCTTGAAGCCATTGGGGATTGCCGCCTTGACCCTTCCCACCCGCGTCGGACAGTAATCGCCGGTTGAGTTCTTGCCCTGCTGCTGCCGTGTTGGCGATGTTGTTCTGGAACTCTTCGGTGAGAGGCGCTGCTTTGATCTCTTCCGGGGTCTTCGGGTTGGTGTTATCAGGAATCAGTTGACCGAAAGTCGGGTTGGGGACCTTTATTGTTTTTTTGGGGTTGTCGGGGAAGGCGGGGTCTTGGACTCTGATTGTCTTTTTGCCGTCGATCGTCATCCCGCCGCGCTTCTGGTATTCAAAAATACGGCTTTCCCCAACCCACTCCACTCCCAGAGCCTTTAGCTTGGCTTTGAGTGCTTCGGTGGGAGTCAACCCATCAGTGTTGACTTCTTCGACCGGTGTCGGGACGGGAGCTGGCGGGATCGCGGCCGGCGTGGCTCCGCCTCCCGTGCTGGGGGTCGTTGGTTTTGTCTTCGGCCTCTTCTTGTCAGACATGAAGATGGCCGGCTGCCCTTGCTGATCAGGCTTAGGGTGTGAAGCCGAGTAGTACCGGTAATAGCCCGGGAGACTTGTGGCGGTGTAAGTTGATTTCAGGTTTTCAAGCAGATCCAACCGGGAAGCTAGCTCATCAGAACCAGGGATCCCGTCAACCGTTCGACGATTAGGTTGGCCTCGATGCAACTGGGTCGTTCTCAGAACGATCTGGAACAAGTTACTGTTGGGGACGCCTTCTGAAGCAATGACGCCGCCTTTGGCATCAACACGACGCCCTCCCCCTAACGTACTTTCGGTGGTAGCTAGTTTTTGCTGTGCTTCGGTGAGTTTTTGTTGCAACGCTGTTAACGCAGCGTTCTTCGTCGTTGAAGGGCCTCGCGCTTGCTGAGAATCCAAAAAACGGTCTGCTGCTCTTAGCGCAGACCGTTTGGCTTCAATCGCACTCTGACGCGCATCTACTTCTTTACGGGCGTTTTGAAGATCGTTGTATGCCGATGCCAAATCCTCAATGGAGAAAATGATGAATTCGTTTTCGCTGACCTGCAATCGGTACTGGGTACTCTGGGATGGGGACTGACTAGGGTCTTGTGCTTGAGAAGCAGGTACTTCTTGGAACACTCCCTCCGATTTCATGTCTTCCCGAACGAAGTTGAAAAACAACCTCACATCATCTGTGGAATCCAAATGCGGAAGACCTGCTCCAACGGCAAAAAACTTCGGGTTGAGGCGCGTAGGGTCTAACGCCATGACGACGTTGGGGAACCCAGCAAGGCGAGGGATGCCGTCTTCGTGGATTTGGATGGGGCGCGGAGGTAAGTCCGTGCGATCCAAATGGATGAGGTCGTTGATGTCTTGTCCTGGGGAAGCAGGCTCGGGGGTGCCTGGCGCAAAAAACTTCCTCCGACGACAGATCAACTGAAGCGTCGTCGTACATTGAGCGCCGAAACTCAATCCGTGGGCCAACTGACTGATGTAATAAAAACTGTCTTCGAACGCAACGTAAACCGGGATGCCTGGACGCATCTCTGGTCGAAGCGGGATAGTTAGGGTGGCGGAGTTGATTCCGACGTTGAGAAGGTCCAAACGAGCCATCCCGATCAGGTGACACGCTCGCACATCGGTTGTGTAAGTAACTTCAAGTGTCGCTCCACCGCGCCATCCAAACTGCGCCAGAAGTTTTGGGTCAGCGTGAATGGCCTCTCGGTTAAGCGAGCCTTCGTTGGACAACATCAACAAGCCTTTGTTGTACGAAGGCTTTACCTTGATCCAAGTGGCTTCCGGTTCCGAATGAGTGAAATTGATGCTGATGATGTCGATGTCTTCGATGCGGTAGACCCGATTTGAAGACGTGTCCAAATTGTAAAACGGCGGTTTGAAAACCAAGTCCCCATCGACATCTTGGTAGAACTCATACCCTGTGGCTTCCGTAACCGCTTGTGCGATCTGGAGTTTGGTCTCGTATGTCGACTCCCAATGCTGCATCTGACCTATCTGACTCGACTGCTGGGTGTACGCGTACATGTCCAGCATGTTGAGCGACGCAGGGCTGTTGTCGTCGAGTCCTGTTGTCTTACCCTTTTCGTCGGGATCGGGGTTGTCGATAGGTCCCCAAATGAAATCGAAACCACTTCGCTCAAAACCAAGGGCTTTGGCAACAGCAATGTCCTGAGAGAACGGGTCTTTGACGTTGGAAAGAGTCCCATCCTCAGCAAACTGAACTTGCTTGAGAAGATTTTTTGTATCGCTTTTACCTCGTTGACCCAGGAAAGCTTGTTGTGCAGCGTTGAACAGATTGCCGTTGACCCCGTACATACGAAGGTTCTGGACTCGATTGCGAAACCGTTGCGCCCAGTATTCCGCGATATGTGACCAAACAGTGTAGTTAGGGTCTTTTCGGAGACCATCCATCGGAGCATCGAGATTTGAACCACCGCCAGCGAAATACTTGACCCCGCCTTGTGCCCCTGCCTGAGAGCGATACAAATCGTAGATCATGCCGAAAGGGTGCGTGTTGTTGTAGTTGATCCCCGTTTGACCAACACGTACTTGGGAGTTGTTTCCTCGCGTGGCTTCGGTGGCTCCCTCTGAGTTAAGATTCTGGTACTGCCAAAAATGAAGCAATGACGCGCACGTGACTTGAGAGTGGTACTCGCCTCCCGAGTATTCGTAAGAGACGTTGGTGACAACGCCGTGAAACACCGGGTAGTAGGGATAAGTCGGGACGTTGCCCCACTCGATCTTCCCCCCAAAACCATCCACGGCTCCGTCAGGACCACGCAACCGAATATCTGCCGCTGGTCCGGCTGCACCAAAATACCCAGAAGTCGGGAAGTACCCCCGCATGTAGATGTGGACCTCTAAACCAGGGGTGAGCTTGTTATAACCATCCCGGAAAAGCTGATCCCCCGAAATTCGGGGCACACTCAACGACAGGCTTGCCGACAGAGCGCCTGGCTGCGTACCCGCGTCCACGCTCATCGCGGTCACATACCGCTGGATGTCGATACGTCCACGACACCGTTCACATCCCGGGAGAGCTAGGTCTCCATTGATGAAAACCATTCCGTCCGGCGTATGCCGAACGACCTGGCGCATGTTGTTTTGCCAAGTGCCGGTGTAGGGCCTATCTGAGATATTCGGCATGGCTTAGGTGTTGAAAGGGGAAAAAAGACCCGTCGCGTTGGCCCCATTGGACCCTGCGCTAGTAGAGACGCCTGTGGTTGTTGCGTCTTGGAACCCCGCAACCGTCGCATTCACACGGAAGGCACCTGGACGGGATTGCTGCTGACGCTTTCGTGTCCAAAGAGGGTCACTCGGGCTCGGAGTAGGCGAAGCAATAGGAAGAACCTGGAACTCTTGCTGAGCGTTGTCGTAAATGAAATCGGCGATGAACTCAAAAGAGAACTCGATGCCGCCGCCCTGTTTGCCTTCGTCGTACTGCCACTCAAAGTTCTCAAAGTGACCAATCCAGGTGTTCTGGTCGTAGTCGATGGCGATCGACCCGATGAACAACATGGCTTCGGTCTGCTCCAAGCTGTCGTAGATGTACCCGTTGTTGCGATAGAAGGTCAGCAACGACATCAGGTTTTGCCATGAAGCCGAGTCCCGTTTGGATGCCCACTGGACACCCGAGACCGTTGGGGTCGATGGGATGGCTCCGGCTGCGGGTCCGCCCAGTCCTCCGAAGTTCTGGATTTGGTTCGTGCCTCCAACCAATGATTTCACTCCGGCAATGAACGCGCCTGTCTTGCCACTCACGGACAACCGGACTTGCTGTTCGCCCCATCGCTGGAAGATGTAGCCGTAGCGGTTTCGCTCGGAGTAGTTCTGGATCGTCCCGTAGGAGAAACTGATTTGCTCGGGGTTGATGAGCAACGTCAAAGGCGGCGACTGAAGTGCCCGGTTGAGTTGCAACAGGATGTTGGCTGCTTGGGTGAGATCTGAAATCGCCGGGACATTCGCTTGAGACTGTTGAGCGTTGCTTGGATCAAACAACACGCCGTTGAGCGCGATGAGAGACTCCAACTGTTTTAGGTTCCCGTCGTTCGTCGAAACAAAGTTTGTAGCCCGGAGATTTGCAACACGGTCACGAACATCGCTGAAGTTGTTGGTTTCTCGGAGAGCACTGTTGATGAGCCGAACCTGAGACTCCCCTGGTGTGGTCGTGAGGGCAGATACCAATGCCTCGGGTGGCATGATCCTGAACGTGAACGGCGACCCATACGTGGGATCTCGCAACGCTGCGTTGGACCCGTCGATAGGCACTCCAGGTTGGACCTCGTACTCTCGCTGCCAGTTGGGGCCGGCGCTGAGTTTGGCGTAAATCTGCGCCGAAGGGACTTTTTTGAGAGTGCCCATCAGCTACTCACTCCTTGGAACACGTTGCCTTGGCGTTCCTCTTCAAACAGGTTGAGGAACGCATCAAAAGGCGTGTTGGCACCTGGGATGGTCGCCTGGCCAGGCTCAAACTGCGGGCTGCTGGTTCCCGGTTGGAACAGGTCCGTATCGGTGTTGAGCAAAGTCGTCCGCATGACCATCTCTTCACGGTCAATGTTGAAGTTGGACGAAAGCTCAAACTGGTAAGGCTTCAAAGCGCTCTCGGTGACGGTGAAATCCCCGTCGAACCAGCCGATGTAGACCCCGCCATCGAAAGTGATCTTCATGTAGCCCTGCATGACGATGTTGCCGTTCACATCGTAGATGGAGCCGTTGTTGTGGAACATTGCCAGGAGGTCCAGGTACTTGTCGTAGGCGATGGTCTCTCGACGCCCCTGAACGGCCGTCACGGCTGGCCCAGTGGACTGAAGGTTCCCTTGGAAGGAACTGCCTGTCTTGCTCGACAACCCCGCATAGAGGCGCATGAAGCCTCCTGTCGCCATGTTGAAAGAGATACGTTCGGCGGCATCGCCCCAGTGCTGCTCAACGAACCCACCTTTGGTCTGAATCCGGGTGACGTTCTTTTCGTAGTGCATGGTCATCGTCTTCGGATTGACGTGCAAAACCATACGGAGATCGAGCGGGAGTAAGCTCGTCTCCTGGTCAGACGACAAGATGTCGATGATCACAGGCTTCTTACCCTGACCGGAGAACTCGTCCCGGAAAGAGTTGAAAGCGCTACGAAAAACTGGCAGGCGATCAGGCAAACGGTTTTCCTCTCGCTATGTTGATGCCTTCGATGACGGCACGACGGACGAGGGCTTCGTCCCCGGTCCATTTGATGTTGATGGTCACAGGAGAACCCCCGCCGCCTCCACGGCCCCCGAGAACGCGGTCGATAGCACCGCCGGGTTTCATGGCGAGCACTTGATCGGCAGAGTTCAATGCAACGGGCCGACCGTTCGTAGGAACGAACATGTCATTCATTGAGGGTATGACCGGACCCCAATCCGTTTTTCTCCTGTCCTCCCCACTACGATCGTCGGGGATACTAGCCGCACGCTTACCTTGGTCTTCAAGACCTGCACGGTATTTAGCAATAACGGTATCCATCCCCTCCACCCCACTACCCATAGTGGACATATCCGCTATAAGTGAGGCCCGGCCCCCTGTTGCAGACTCCCAAACACTCTGTGCTACGGCCCCTGGATCGAACAGCATCGCCGCTTCAGGTTGCACCCCAAACATTACAGGATGGTCTTGTTCATACTGTCGGAGGTATTTGTCTTTCCAGTAATCGAGGATGATCTGTTTATCAGAGCCAGACATCCCAGTTTCCTGGGCGAACTCTTCGATCTGGGATTTGAACGCACTATAACTGTCCGACCCGCTTTCCATACCCGCAGCCCAAGTCGCTGCACCAGTCAAACCATCGTCACCCACCGCTTCCCAGAAAGATTTTCCGCGGGTTTCTTTTTCCCGGCGCTCCCGGTTCTTTTTTCCCTTCTCTCCCCCAGCGTTTTGATCAAAGCCCGCTTGGGCGTACACCTGTGCTTTGTAGTTCTCATAGGTGCCGGCCGAAGTAGGGTCTATCGTCCTAGCCTTCTCCCCCAACGCCGCATATTTGTTCACGTCGGCTTGTGCAGCAGAAACTGCGGCTGCGGTGGCTTTGGTGTCCGCGCCGGGAGTATTCTGTGCTGTCGTATGTGCGTCCTGGGCTTTTTTAAGAGCAGTTTTGGCCTTTTCCTCCTCTGCGGCAAACTCCTGAATGAGTTTCTGCCCGGCCCCCCACAATTGGTTCTTTTTCTCGGAACTGCCAAGAAGGAAGTTCAAAATGTCACGCACAACAACGTAGATGTCGTTGAGAATGGACGCAACATTCTCCTCCAGCACCGTGGCGAGTTTTGCGGTCCTATCCGAAGTGTCCTTGGCAACTTTCTGGTCATGCGTAAGGGCCGCTTTGGTCATGTGTTCGACCTCATCATTCGATGCCAAAAGAAGTCCCAGCCAGTCTTTGAACACGTCCCCGGAAACTTCTCCCGTAGTCTGGTCCCTACGTCGATATGCGCCTTTGCCCGTCCGCGTTACCCCTTGCGCGTTCAACTGATCTTCGGACATGGCCGCGAACTTGTTGAAGTTCGCCATCATCTTACTTTGCATCGCGCCGAGTTCTTGGAGTTCTTGGGCACTCATCCCAGTCGCGGCTTCGGCGGCTGCCTGTGCCTCCTCGGATCCCGTCATCATAAGAGCACCAAGAGAACTCTTGACGTTCTTAAACAATATGGGCAATTGCATTTTCATGGCCATTTGTGCAGCAGGACCCAGGAAAGACAGGGCCTCCACCTGCCGTGCCATGTCCCCTTTGCCTGCTGCGGACTTCGCCACGCCCCTGTCAGCAATATCCGAAATCTCAGAGGCGTCGGAGCCAAGACCCGTTTTGTCCGCAAACAAAGCATCCCTGAGTTTCTGCCGCTGGCCGGGTTTAATCTTCATAAACTGTTTGACAAACGCATCCATGCCTCCGCCAACATCGAGTCCAAACAGCTTCAGGAGTTCGGTCCCATCGAAATTCTTATTGTCTTTAAGCGCTTTGTAAAACGCCCCTGCACTTGCTTTTGCGTCGTCCGTGAAAATGCGTTTTGTAGTCGGACTGTCTTTGCCTCCGTCCAGAAGGAGTTTCTGGAGCCGTTCCGTGATGCTCATCTGCTCCATGCCAGTTCCATGCTTTTTGATCATCCCACCGGCTTCGCCTTCGCCTGCGACTTGACCCACCAGACCCAACAAGTTAGCCGCTTCTTCCAACCGGACGTTGTATGCACCCAAACCCGAAGTCAGTTCCAGAACGGTTGAGTAGAACCGTTTGGTCGAGAAGCCACTGAGCATGGCTTCTCGGTGTACAGCATGGAGACCCTCTGAAATGACATCGAGACCCACGCCAAACTCGTTTGCCATTTGGGCCATGTTCTGACCCATCTCTCGACCTTCAACGCCAAGCAGCTTCCCGTAAGCCACGGCTCGGATGGCGTGATCCGCAAAAGAACTCAACCCTTCGATGTTCCCTTCGATGTTCTTCTCCATCCTTTCAAACGAAAAATTCATTTCGTTCATCGCGCCAAGAATGGCGAACAGGTCTCCGCTGGATTGCCCCCAACCTTGCAGATTAGGGCCAAACGGGAGCTTGGATACGTCCAAAACGGATTCCCGAACCTCATCAATTCTGGCAGTGAGTTTATCGGCGTCATGCGCGGCCCCTCCAAAACCAAAATCGGCGGCACCTGCCGTAGACATAAACGAAGCGTTTATGTCCGCCACACGGTCGTGAAGATCAACGAACGCTTTGACGAGGACAGTGAGAATGCCCGTGACGGCCCCTAAACCCATCAACCCGGTGCCGATTGTGGCCATGGTTTTACCCAGGGTGGCCATCTGTTTGTCACGTTTCGTGGCGTCTGGGTCATTGCCTTTGAGGATCGCAGCGTCTCCGCGTCGTTGCCCTGCTTGCCCGGCCCCTTTGATCATCCCTGCGATATTAATGTTCCCGGAGAACAAACCACTGATGCCACGTTCCAGTTTGCCGGAGAACGCGTCGGCCTGCTCGGCCATCGTTCGGCTCTGTGTCCGGGCAAGATCCGCGTAATTCGCTTTACGACGGTCTGCCAGGAGTTGCAGATGCTTCATGTCCTTTTTACGTTGGCCCTCTAAGAATTTGGCGTGTTCATTGTCTCCTTTTTCCCATGCCTCTTGAATGCGAGCCGACATGGCGTTGGCATCCAACACCTTGTCCAAAAACTCCTTACGAGTTTTTGACCCGTCCATCCCGCGGATACCGGCTTCTGCCGCTACTTTGATGTAGTTCGCGTACTCCTTCTGAGCCCGCTTCCCACCCTCGGTGGTCGCTTTCTCTACCCCAGAGGCGAGCGCTGATGTCAGTTTGCCGATACTGTCGCCATCCAGCATCGCCTCAACGGTAAGTTGAACCTTCTCGTCCGCCATCGCTAGCTACCCCCTCCTCGTAGCTTAGCGGCACGAGCCTGGACCTGTTTGTCCAACTCACCTGTCTGGTTCTTTTGGTCATCTGGTTTGACCAAAAGCCCAAGAAGCGCCTCAGCGTTTTTCACCACCTCTTCGGAAGCTTTGATGTTGCCGTGCTCATCCACACCAAGGACACCCACATCAGGGTTGTTCTTGATGTATTTGTCGTAGGCGGAGTTGTGGGTGTCGTCATACACGACGGTTGCAACTCGTTTCCCGACCATACGGCGCTTGACTGCTTCGGCTGCTTCTCCCATGAGCGGTGCGAATGCGGGTTCGTCGATCCCATCCTCCTCTAAAGCAGTTTGTATAGACGCAATACGGGCTTCTTCCGCTTCACGGCGTCCCTCAACTTCTCCCTTGATCTTGGCTTTGACGAAATCAATTGCCCCGTCGTGGAAATCCTTTTTGCCGGATACCCAGTCAGCCATCTCTTGCTCAAGGTCTTGTTTGGTTTCAGCCCGAACCACACCTGTGTGGGTTTTGAGAATCCGGGTCTTCTCCTCATCTCCAATGACGGCGCCCTGGGCTTTCCAATAAGTCAGGTCCATCAACCGTTGCCGGCGACTCTCCTCGTTCCCCTCTTCGGTCTCTTCTGCTTTGTTGAGTTTCTGGATGCCTTTGGGCGCATGAGGCTGAACGATGAATTTGGAAAGGCCCCACCAAAACTTGCGCTCTTGGCGCTTGTCTTCGTACTGGTTGAAGGACACCCAAGACTTCTGGATCGAGTTCAGTTGAAGCGGGACTGCTCCTGCAAACGGGGGCACGTCGAACATCCGCACCCCTTCCGTGCTCCACATGAACCGAGATTCCTTTTCGTAAAGGAACGACTCCAACCGATCCAGCGCCTTATTTACTCGGATCATCAAAGAAGTGAAAATCGAAAACAGATCCTCTCGGAACATTTTAGGGAGACGGGAAACCGTCTCATAGATGGAGTGCTGAACACTGGGGCTTCCCATCACGACTTGGCCATCCAAAAGCCAAACCGAAGACGCAATCACCCAGTTCATCCAGTCTTTTGTCACAAAAGACATCTCGCTGGTACGGTGTCGGAGAAGGAACATGTCCGATTGAGTCAACGTGCGCAATGAAGCACGGACCCCATTCACCGTAACGGCGTGGGTCAAAAACCCAGGGTAGACCAGTGACCGAAGATCCGTGTAGATCTCAGCGCGCTGCTTCTCCGATGTCTGTCTCAGTTCCATTAGTCTTCGTTGGCGGGTTTGAACCTCGGGTTACGGGAAGTGGACCCCGTGTCGATCTGGATCTTGTCCAGTTCCGTCGGAGGCCCTCTTCGCTCCAACGTCGTAGTGGGCTGACGGTACACATCGACGTTCCCCATTTTCCCACTGGGCTTCGGAGTCGTGGGCGTCGGAGCACCTCGCTGGATCTGTTGGTTTGGTGTCGCAACAACAGCGGGCTCCTGATTCAAAGGAGCACGCTGGGCCGGTTGACCCACTGAGACCGCTCCCCCTGGAGGTGCCGCTGACGGACGACGTGCCTGCCCTGAGATAAGCGTTTTACCTTGCTCTGCTGCTTTGGCTTGAGACGCTTCACGCTCCGCCTTCATCGCCGCATCACGTTGAAGCTTCCGACGGTACATCGCTTCTTGCCTGGCGTTTTCCGCAGCGATGGCGTCATCCCCGTCAGCCGGGTCATAGATGGAGTTTCCATCATACGGATCAGGAATCCGATCCGGGTCTTGCTCTGATGCTCGCTGCTGTGGCGCGTGCTGTTGGGGCGTCGGGATCGAGGAGCGTCGAACAGGCGGTTGTGTGGGTGATTGGGATTGCTCAGGAGCCGGCTGAGGTGAGGGGCCCGGAAGATAGGCTTCTTCCTCCTCTTCGTGCCGCGCCTCTTCCTGTTTCTGAACAGTGTGGTCCGCCAAACGGTCCATTTGACCCGCCGTACCTTGGTTAGCCCGTTCGGCATTTTTTTGAGCCGTGGGCGGATCCACTTTTGTACGAAGGGCCGGTTCTGCTGCTTTAGCCTTATGAAGCTCCAAATCCGCGAGACGTACCCGAAGTCGGCGAAGCTCCTCTTCGATATCGGCAGTATCGAACTGAACAAGTTTGGATGCCTTGAGATTGATCTTGTCCATCAGTTCGCTGTAGGTAGCGAACATCTGAGTGAGAACAGGTCGTGTCCAACGAGTGATCAACCCCCTCACCCAATCTCGTTTTAGAACCGAAACGGAGTTGCCGTTGTCGTCAACTTCACCTGTTTCCAGATAATCAACGCCTCGGAGATCCTGGCCGTCAATCTCAACAATGGCACAGCCAAGTGTCGCTTGACGAAGCCGGTCTAACCAAATGCGGTGTCGGATGATGGCGAGCGGATCGCCGTCGTCGTCATCGTCGTCATCCTTATCGACGGGAACTTCAGGAAGATCAATTTCGAACTCACTGAGATCTGCGGTGTACGCTACACGCGCATAAGCATCAATGATCTCCTCTTCCGAAGGAAGGAGGGATCGAAGAACAAGGGCGACTCCGTTCGCTTCGAACGGTAGTTCGTCTTTACCGACCTCCTCAATTTTGGCGAGGGATCGTTCTAGGGCTTGTAGGTTGACCTGCATGACTGTCTCCACTGGTGTGCGGAGCAAGTCGGCGGTTTGATTTCACAGCGCAAAAAGATGCCCATGTATGCGGTTCCATTTCAATTTCAATTTGACCATCCCCGAATCAACGAAACGGGAAGGAGGGGGCACAGCACAAAAGGGTCTATCTGTTTGTTTCGATTTACATCTATTTTGCGTGTGAAACGCACCACCGATTGCTCGGTTGGACAAAAACCTTCCTCCAAAAGAAGAAGGCACGATGGGCTGGTTTCTGGGGGTCCAGAAACCAAACCCAAGCGCAAACTTAAACGAGGGGCGTGCCGCCGGTTGCCTGGCTGCCCGTGAAACGGACGGAACCAAGCTGTCCGATGGTTGGATCGTTGCCTGTTGCCAGGAACTCCCCGTAATCAGAACTGAAATCGTGCTGATCGCTGATGATGACGGCGCCACTCTCCATCAACATACCCGAGTCCTTCGACAACTGGGTGAGCGACCATCCAGTAAACCAGCACGCCTCGTACAACGTGATGATGGCCGTGTGGCCACGAAGGTCTCCTGGGTTGTTGTTGGGGTCGTTTGTGACCGTGGGGTACTTGATCTCCTTGACACCACCGTCGAACGCGCCACCAGCTCCGTTGAAGCCAACGCCGGACTGACCCGACAACTGGACATCAGCCAACGTCGAAAAGACCAACTGCATCTCAACATCGAAGGGCCAGCGGTGATGGCGAATGGAGCGCACTGGACCGCTGACACCACCTGCGTAGCCTGTGGCTTGCCACAAGTTCGCCAGGTAGAGCAGGGCGCGCTCAAAGTCGGCCGTCATCGCGGTCGTGATGCTGGGCACCAACTCCGCGATCTGGTCGCCGAAACCGATACCACGGTTCTCATCGACAGTACGGGACTCAGTGGGGCTGAAGGAACTCAGCACGCCCATCTGAAGCAGTGTCCCTGCGTCGCTGCCGTAAGCCGGGGTCAGGATACGGACCTTCTGGCTCACTGCGGTACGAGTCTGGGGGCTTGTCCCATAGTCGTAGACGTAGCTGGAGCCTTGTAGTCCATTACTAGGATTGAGATCATCATTAGCCATGTGGGCAACTCTCCTAGCGGTTGACCCGGAGGCCGAAAACCGCGCAAAATGGGGATCGAAGGATCCCCTCCTACAATTCGGGAGGCTATAGAGTGACTACCGGGAACGCGCTACCCCCGCAGGTAGATATCCCTCTGATCCTGTGTAAAAGGTACGATGCTGATGTTCACCACAGCCCTCCTGGTCCTCCAGATGCTCACCGCAGTCGCTTCGCCACTGCCTGGTGTCTATGAGCCCTGCGTCGAAGCTCAAGGATGCTCTGAGGGGCTTCTCTGTGAAGACGGCGCCTGTACTCCCAATACCTTCTGCTCACAGCACTCAGACTGTCCTGCGGGTCCTGACGGCCACCCAGCGGTCTGCGACCTCGCACCCTCTGATGACGGCGATTACGGCTTTTGTCAGGTTGCCCCTACCGCTGAAGGCTGTCCTGATGGCTTCCACCCCTCCAAAGGGTTCGACGGCATCAACATCTGCGTCCGCTAAGACCAAACCCGTCGTACCCAGTGGGTTGAAGCCGTTTTCACAAAAAAACACTCTCGCAGGAAAGCTTCGACGGGTTTGTAGTCAAACTCGTTGTGACTAAATATGTCACAAACGAAACGGGACTGACCTCGGAGAACTCGGAAGACCACATGGCCCTCTTGAGCCATTTCCATCCAACGGTATCCCGCGGGTTCTTCTTTGGCGTCTACGAAGCTGCCATCCATCCAAGTGAGCCCCGCTAGTTTGAGTAACTCGGAGTGTGTGCCTTCGTCCCAACAACTCGTGTCCTCCAGCCTGTGCGCTTCGGAGGGATCGATGCACGCATCCATCGTGAACATGAACCCCGAAAATAGGTCTTTTCGTTCTATCAGGGGCACTCGTCACTTTACCCAGCCCCCACAATAAAACAGGCCCCACGTTCCCGAAGGAACTGGGGCCTGTGAGCCGTAGCTCAGATCGAATCGACTAGCCGCCCAAGTTGCTGCGCAAGTTGAACGTCACGATGATGTACAAAAGTGGGAAAACGGGCTGGTAAAAAGCCTCGACTTCAACTGTTGTCGGGTCATTCGTGGTGCTGGCCTGTACGCCAGTGTACGCGGCGATGATTTCCGCGTTCTTCAGTGCCTTCAAGGTGAAAGCAAGCTGACCTTCGATCTCTTGCAGGACACCGGGCAAGAACTTGATACCGATGAATCGGTCCAAGGTTGCTCGGGCTTGTCGCTGCACTTCGTCTGCAATGGTGATGACCGTCGGGGTCTTGGTCAGAACATTGTCGATGTTCGTCGCAAGTCCTTGGCGCACCTGGATGATCGGGTTTCGATCCTCCATGACCGTGACACCTTGTACTGCCACCTGATTCTGCTCGACCGCATCCAAGTTGCGTGCGAGTTGGTCGAATCCGGTGAGCCGTGCTCGGGTCCACGGAGTAGCAACGTCGATGCTCGGCGTTGCTCGGTTTCCTGACATCGCGGAGGCCAAGTAGGTGCCATCCACAAGGAACTGCTTTTCGTTGCCCAACGCATCCGTGATCGTGAGGAACACGATGTCCGGGTACACGAGCCGGATGCGCGTGTTGTTGATGGCGTTGGCGATAGGACCGACATCACTGATCTGCGTGCCCGAAGACACACCGATGATGCCCGTCCGCTCAGCCCGGAACCGGATACTGGACTGGATGTCGCAGTGGCGGCTCAAGGCTTGGAACAGTTCCAAACTGTCTCCCCGAAGCGGGGTGATGGTGTCAAGGAAGACACCGCCCGGCAACGAGCCCCGTAGATCGTTCAGAGCATCCAGGTAAGACTGGACACTGGCCTGGTTCGATCCCGGCACCTTCGGAACCTGCTTGGCTCCGAGAAGTACCGAACCGTTGGAAAAGGCCAAGAAGCCAGCCAACGACAAAGGGAAGTCAGGGTTGATGGGCCCGTACTCGCGCTCCAGCACTCGTTGGCTGGTGAACAACTTGGTCTCAAAGTCCGCTTCGGTCTTGGAGTAGTTGTACGTGACGTAGTAGCTGTCACCCACGGCAGGCTCTTGACCATTCTTCTCAATGGTTTCGACCAAAGCCGTGTCCCCAGTCGGGATGGTGGAGCCTTCGGTGTTGCGCACCGTCAGTTCCAGTCCCGGAATGGAGTTGACCGGGATGTTGGCATCCGTGGTGGTCAGCTTGAGTACGTTGAACGTGAAGTACGCTCCGGCTCCGGTTGGGTAAATCGCTCCACCCTCACGTTGCAGGATCGTAAACACGAGCCCCGTCTTGGTGTCTCGGTACGACTGACCGATGACACCATCTTGACCCAACCCGTTGTTGAGGCATGAGGTGTTGGCCGAACCCGAACCGTCGATGGGATCGGACGACAGGACGTAGAACCCTTGGAACCCAGCTTCGCCAGAGGCCCCATCTCCCGAGACATTGAGAATCCCGGTGCCCGGAAGCAACCAAGAGTCCGATGTCGGCGTCCCCAATGTCACATTGGAGGACGTACCCAGACCAACGAAGTTGTTGGCCTGAGACTGGATGTACAGGAACTCCGACGCGGACGAGTCCAACTCGACGCCAGCAAGGGCCTGGTCAGCGAAGTAGGTGCTGTCCGGGTTGCTGTAGTCCAGGTAGATGTCGCTGATCGCCGCGTTGGCGTGAGCCATGAGCGCCGATGCCACAACTTCCGGCTGAACCGTCGTCCTGGTGGACGTGGCCCCTTCGGAGAACCCGAGTACGTCGTTGGCGTTGCCTGCCTCGATGGTGACAGCCGAGTTGGTGTCATCAAGTTGGCTGACCAAGCGAAGACCCGCACCCTCAATCTGAACGATGCCGGGTGCAAGACCTTGGGCAACCGCTTCAGCTTGAATCTGAGCCAACACGGTGTTGGGCACAGTGATGGGTCCAAGAGGCACGTTGGCCGAGCCCCCGATGGGGATACCAACACCCGTCGCATCGGTGAAGACCACCGTGAACGGGATGCCGTCGATGTTCGCTTTGAACACGTTGTTCTGGTTCTGAACTCCGCCCTGCTGGAAGAACTCAACCTGAATCTGACCATCGCGTGCATCAGCGTAGGTGCCCGTCGGAACCTGACCATCCTTGAATCCGACCTCACCAAAGAGTGTTGCCGAAGTGACGGTGGCTTGAGCACCTGCGAGACCGGTACCTCCTGATTGGAGGCCCGTTTGGCTTGCCGCGTTGGTTCCTTCGATTTGCAACTGAGTCTGGGCGACCTGGGATGCGGGGTGAACCGATCCAGAACCCGGAACCAAGCGGTTTCGGAGGATGAGACGGTCGTAGATCAACCGGCCCGAAGTACCTGCCACGGAGAACCGACGAACAATGTCTCCCGAGATGAGCTTCGTTTGCTCAAACCCAGGCAACACATCCGACGAGATACCCGCCAAGATGCAGAAGTCCGACGCCAGAGCTGCTCCGGTGACGAACTCCAGGTAACCACCTCCAAGGCCGACACCACCCGTGAGGGTCGCAGCGGACACCGGAAGACGACCACCGTTGGAGCTTGCCAGTGTGATGAGGTTCCCGTTGGGTCCGGGCACATCAGCAGTGATGGTGATGGTCGTGGACGTTCCACCCACGTTGTCCGTGGTCACAGCAACCCCAGCAGCAGGATCGTTGAACGCAGTCACCATGTTGTTCGACACGGGGATGGCCGAGAGGCCGCCTGTGAAGAACCCGCCCGCCGTGACCGGAAGTCGAACTCCGGTGGACGAAGCAATGGTGTCCGTGTTGCCCGCAACGCCTGGGACAAGATCCCAAACCGTTACCGTGGTGACAGTTCCCCCTGCATTGGCCGCCGCCACGTCAACGGACAGACCGTTGGCGGGAAGGTTGATGGCCGTAACAAGCGAAGTTGCCACGGTGAGGTTGGTACCGATACCACCCGACATGGTTGCTCCCGAAAGAGCTTCCCGAACCGGATCGCTGCTGCTCAGCGCAATGGCGTTTCCGACATTGCCAGGAGTCACCGCCGTCAAGTTGCAAACATTGGCTGCTTGGACCGACGTGACCGAAGTAAGGGACAAACCAATGGCGGCATCCAAAGAGATAGCTGCCGTCGTGTCTGTTCCTGCTCCGCCTGTGAGAGTGGCGAAACCACCCCACGTCAGTCGAGTAGCACCCGTGTTCTCAACCGTGGAGACACCATCCGCAGCGATTCCGGGGGTGATGGCCGTAACCAACACATCCGCCAAAGTGCCACCAGCGTTGTCCGCGTACAGGTACGTGGCCAAACCGTTGCCGGGATCGTTGAAAGCAGCGACAAGGCTGGAAGCAGCCGAAATGTCGTCACCAACACCACCCGTGAGCGTGACACCCGAAATCGTCAAACGACCCGATGCCGAAGGAGGCGTCACAGACAGGGTGATTGAGTCACCCACGAGCCCAGGAGTCACCGCGGTCAATGTAACCGTGGTGGTGGTCCCGCCACCGTTGCCTGCGCTGACGATCGTGTCGAACGAGTTGGCCAGGAGGACGATGGCAGCTACCATGTTGTCGGCGGCTGTTTGATCCGTTCCCACACCACCAGCCATTGCCGCCAACACGATGTCAACTCCGGTAGTGACGAGGGAGATGGAGTCTCCTGCAATACCGGGGTTCGTCGCGTGGATGGTCACAACTCCGCCCGCTGCGGGATCAGCGAAGATCTGACCAGCGGGGAAGTTGAGGCTATCGTTGATGGCAGCTTCAAGCGAAGTTGCCGCCGTGGTCTCGTCACCAACACCCGCAACAACCGAACCAAAAGCACCGGCTGTGACCAAAGTAGCGTCGCCAACCACAACCGTCGGCCCGTTGCCAATGGCTCCGGGTTGGTTGAAGGTCAGTGTGACCACCGTGCCAGCTACGGAAGCCGTAACTGCTGCCGCCAGGACACCGCCGAAGTTGGTCGCATCGTTGATGGCATCACGGATGTTCGTGGCAATCGCCGAAGGATCAACGCCTGCTGGATCACCACCGTAGGTTCCGGGGGTGTTGCTGGGAGTTGCGTTGGCAGTCAGGACAAACGGCCCACCAGAACCAGCCCAATCAATCGTGATCGAGGCAGTTGCGGGGTCAGTGATGACCGAGATGGTCGTCGTGGCCTGCGTTCCCGCTTCCCACGTCAGGGTTCCTGCACCACCGCCCGTTCCGTTTACTTGGGCGGTAAGAGTCACGCCGTCGATGACAACCGTGTCGTTCTCTTTGGTTCCAACAACCGGGGCACCCAGAGCGTAAACACTCTGAGTGATGGAGCCCGTGGAGCGGGTTCCTGCGTCGTATTCATCCACTGCCGGTGCACCTTCAACAGCCGTCAAAGGGACGCCGTTGATGAGCAGCACATCTGCCGGGTTGGCAAGGTAAGCCGGACGAACTCCCAAAAGAGTCACCGTTCCAGTCGAAGCCGTACCTGCGTTGAAATCCAACCCACCAGGGAGTTGGGAAGTCGAAGCTGTCAGGGTGACAGGACCGCCTCCGATGGCCGTCGTGTTGACCGTGACAGTATCTCCGTACTGAACTGCCGCCAAAGTGGCAGTACCAGCCGAACGAGTACCTGCGTCGAACTCACCAGCAGCGGGAGCGCCCTCAACAGCCGTGAGAGTCACGCCGTCAATGATGATGGTGTCTGCAACCGGAACGACCGACCCCAAGATGGGGAGAGGCCCGTTGAGGGTGATGTCCCCCGTGGCCCGGACTCCGCAATCGAAGAATCCGGGAGGAGCCACACCTTCAGCAGCGGTCAGAACAACGGGTCCTGATCCACCATCAAGGGTGATGGTATCTCCAGGCTGAACCCCACTGGGGATGGCGGTGGAGCGTGCTTGACCCGTATCCCAGGTCAACGACCCAGGAGCTTGGGTGAGAGCACCTGTCCAATCCACGCCTCCGATGGAAACGGTATCGCCAAGGATGCCGCCCGTGGAGTTGATGACCGTGCCCGAAGCGAAGGTACCCAGGTCGCCGTCTGCCGCGCAGAGGGAGAACTGAAGTTGACCGTTCGCGTTGGCCGTGACTTCGACATCCAAACCGTCGAACGCTGCCGGAAGGGCAGAAACTGCGGTGCCTGTTGCAGTGTTGACCGCCGCAGCGAAGGACGCCGGGGAGACATACACGCCAGCAGGAACCACCACAGTGACAGGGCCGGAAGCTCCAGCCGTCACACCCGTGTAGTTCATCACAAAAGTGTCGTACTCACCTGCGGTGATGACCGTGGTTGCGATGAAGCGACTCGATGCCGTGTAGAAGGGCTTGTTGAGCGCCAGCTTGGCTTCGGCGTTGATGGCCTCGACGTAAGCATCAGCGTTGACGCCATTGGCAGCGGGAACCGTGACCGAGATGACCACATCATCAACAGAGACGGAGAACTGGTCGTTCAGCCCCTCAATGATGTCGTAAGTGGTCTTGCCCGAATCGTCGGTGTACGCGATCTCTGAGCCCAAGAAGCTGGCAAGGAAACCCAAGCCAGTGATTCCGTTGGGCGAAGACAGATCGATTCCGGCAGCACCACCAGCAAGCGGGCTGCTGTCGATGGTGAACCGAGCACGGTCTGAAGCGCTGGAGACGAGTTCGTAAGGGCCTTCGCCACGAACCGTGAACTTCGCCAGAGTCGCATCCTTGTCGGCAAATGCGACCGTGATGGTCTCTTCAACGGGACCAGAGGTGGACCCTTCAAAGTGGACATCAGGAGTGAGTTCCGATCCAGAGGGGAACTCGATGGTCACACCCGTCAACGCCGGACCCTTCACGCCAAACTTGGGCGTGTAGACAGGGTTGCCGTTGGTGTCGAAGATGAAGTACGTGCCGATGCCGGACGGACCACTGGTCTCGACCTCCAACGTGTACGTCTCATCAACGAGGATGTTGTAGTAGAAGGTGGCGAAGACATCCGCACCGACGGGCACGGGGCTTTGAAGCGTGATCTCCGTACCATCGACTTCGATGACCCTGACGGCTCCACGCTGGATGGCGTCTTGGACTCCAAAGCCCCAGTAGGCAGTGACCAAGTTGGGGTTGTTCGTCGCCAGATCGATTCGATTGTTCGAAACCGACAGGAACGCGTCCTGGCCAAGTGGGTTGTTCCGGCCGTTGCCCGTGGTCGGTTGCAACGGAAGCTTGAACTTCTGACGCCCTTCCAAGGGAGGATTGACCGTGGTGTCCACGATGGGTGTGGTGGGCGCCAAGAACCAGCGCTGGTCCACGAGGAACCCGCTGATCTGAGTCTCACCAAACTCCGGGGCTCCGGGGGTTGTAACTCCCGGACCAATGAGGAAGCTCGTTCCCCAAACGATCTTGTCGTCCTTGAGTACGAAATCCGCACCTTGGATGAAATCGCTGTTTCCGGGAACGATGCCGCACCGGAGCACCTGGGTGATCCCGATGTTGGCGAGGTAGTCGAACGTGTCCTGCCAAGTATTGAAGAAATACTCGATGGTCAGTTGCGCGCCGGCTTCGGGAGCGAAAGGCAACGTGACTGCCCGAGTTGCTCCGTCCACTGAGGTCGGGATGATCTGAACACCATCAAGACGGACAACCAACTTCGCCGGGTCCGTAGTCGTGATGCCACCGTTGGTGCCGTCCACGATAGGACCGTTGAAGGTGAAAAAGACCTTGTTGCGAGAGGTGCTGTTACCTGCCGTGAAACCCAGAATCCCGTTGGCAGTACCTTGGAGGATGAGGATGTCCCGAGCCGCTGACAGGCGTACTGCGGTGTCTCCAAAGTTGTTCTCGTAGGTCGAAGCAACCAGGGAGGTCCCTGCTGCTGCGCCGTTGATCAAGGAGACAACGGTGGCAGCGCTCTTGCCGCCGGTTCCAAAGTTGACCGAGATCTGCTGGTTCTGGTCGTCATCAACCTGGAAACTCAGGACGTTGGTCTCAGACGTGAACTGGTAAAGGTTGCCAATCGCGCCATTGATGATCGCCGAGCCTTCGGTAATCTGGTTCGACACATTGTCGGTGGTGCGGGTGTCCGTTCGGTTGAAGAAGTACGTGACACGCACATCGTCCCCAAGCTGAGGAGCGGTGGCGATTTCGATGACACCGATATCTGCGCGAGCGACGCTCAACACCACATCGGGTCGGCCGTTGATCGTGACGAGCACGGTGCTCGGGTCAGTGGCGGTACTGCCGCTTCCGTCGCCGGAGACGATGGGGAAGTTGCGTACCTGGAGGCGCTGCCTGTCACCGTTGAAGTCACCGAGAACGACTTGATCCGTTGCAGTGATCTCTGCGACGGCTCGGCCTGTCTCGTCTTCTTGTGGAACCTGCTGGTCTACAGAGGAGCTAGATCCCCGGATGACCTCAAGGTCTTGTTGTTGAAGAACCTCGTTGCCCGTCCCGATAAAAATCGGAATACGAACACCTGCAAGAACACCCTGAACAGGGTTCTCAAACAAAGTGCGCGTGTAGACACCGGGAGGGGCGTAAATCGAACCTGGGAATGGCATTTGGGTCTACCTCTTGTGGGATCTGGGACACATCTCTTCTGAAGCCAGAAGGTGGGCCCGTGTACGGTCGCTGTTCACACATCCCTGATGGGGTGCATGTCGAATTCACATTTAGTGCTCAATCAGGTCCGTCTGTTTGTGTCTATTTTGTCCATCCGACCCGAGAGCCGAAGGTAGGTTTGCGCAAAGTCCGCACGGGGCGGTGAGTGTCCATTTGATGTGTGTGTTTTGTTTACATTTGGCTCCCCGAAGGGAGACGGTTTGCGACCGCCCTTATGAGGCAGTGCTGATGAAGTGCGCGCGTTCTGCGGCCTTCCTCTGATCGGAAATCGGTGTCTTGGCCTTGTGCCCTTCGATGAGCTTGGTGGCCTCTTGGTTGAGCTTGCGTGCGCGTTTCGCGGCCACTTCCTCTTCCTCCGTCATCACGAAGTAGTCGCCATCGGATAGGCGACTGAGGCGCTTGCCGTCTTGAAGCTGAGCTGCGTGCATGACGCGCTTTTTGTGCTCCTGACGTTTGTTCATTTCGTTCAAACGCAGAGCGGAATCTCGGCCGACCACAACGTCCACATCGTGATCCACCGAACTGGCTCCTGTGTTCTGAGGACCAAGGCCAGTGGGACGAACTGCCATTTTGAAGCCACCTACCGCCATCTGCCGTTCTGCGGTGCCTTTACAACGCTTGCAGGACGTAGTTGTCCGGGCCGAAGACGCGCGTTGCATCTTTGGAAATTGGAGTCCACAAGCGGAGCAGGAGTAGCGGAACGTCGGAATAGCGAAACCCTCGTCTATACGTGGGTTCCTATAAGCTGACTATCGGAGCATTTCGAAAGTTCGGTAGCGTCCGGTGTTGCCACCTTTGCCCGTCAGGAACGGATCGCTGGCACTACGGAGCCCTAACTGCTCAAGCAACACGAAGTTGTTTTTGACCTGCGCCACCTCTTCGTCCGTCAACCCTGCGATCTGAACCGCCAGATCAGGACTTTGTGGAATCACGCGACGGATGGCGATGTCAACGGGCACCCAGTTGGCCCAATCCACCTGAAGCTGAAGCGAAAACGTCGCATTATAGAAATAGTCGTCAGCATTTTCGTCGTAAACCTCTTCGGTTTCGCCGCCCATGTTGACGCCCAAAATCTCGACACCCTGAGTGGATAGCCGAGGACGAGCGTTGCTCCACAAATACAGAGCTGACTGATCTAAGATCTCTCGCTGAGCCAACACATCCCGAGCCACAACGGTCATGTCCAGGTTCAAGTCCCACCGTCCACCGTACTCCAACGCCGTGATGCCCCGCTTCTCGTTGATGACGACAGCAAGACGGTCCCCTGGCGTGATGCGCCGACCGAACGCCAACACCGCACCCGGCAGAGGCTGCGTGAGTGCCCTGTTCTCTTGAATTTCCCAGGGGCCCGTCGTAGGTGCCGGATAGCGGTAGTCCGCCGACAGGAAGTCTCCTGGCTCGTCTAAAGGGATGATGAGGTCGATGACCCCTGTGTCGGGGTCTGCCGTGTAGTTGATGCCCTCATGCAGCAGGATGTTGCCTGGCATCTGGTACACATCGAGCGTTTTGTCGAGGTACTTGCCGTTGAGCAACTGCCACTGCAAATCCGTGACCCTCTGTGGCGTCTCGTCCCGAACAAACAGCAGGGGATCGAGCATGAACGACTTATCGGTTGGCTCACCGTGTTCGTTGCAAAGCTCAATGAAATAGATGCCAGGCAATGAAGGGAAGTGCCCTCCGTTGTTCTGGATCGCTACTGCGTCTTCCCGAACCCACTCAATGCTCAAACCGACGTAGTTCTCAACATGAGCCAGGGACACGTAGCTCTCAACCGTTCCTTGGAAGTTGTCGGCTGCCAGTTGGACTTGGTTTCCCGACGAGTTCGTCAGGATGATTCCAAACTGAGGCCGTTCAGCAAAGCTGTACTTCCCTTGGATGTTGTCTACGATGTCCTGGTACTTGGGGTGGTAGGACCAGTATTTACGGAGTTCTTCGATGAACGTCCGAGTTATTTGTTCGGTCAAAAAATAGTACACGGCTCAAAATCCCCTTCTGGAGTAACTACTCAGGGCAGAGCCATAGCCAAATTACTCGTCGTACTCTTGAACTGCCTGTACGAGCAAACCGCGCGCTACCGCATCCAAAGGCTCTGTGGCCGCTCGGATCACGCTCACCTCGATGGGGAACTTGCGCTTTTTGGACTCAAAGACCTCTTTGAAGAAGTCCAAGAACCCCTCAGCTTTGGACGTTCCACCCGATACGACAATCGGCACCGGGAAGGGCATGTCGAATTTGGCGCTGATCTTCTGGAACTCTTTGACCACGTTGTCCAACGCGTACTCGATGAGATTCTTGTAGTAGACCACCAGCGCTTCTTGCTCGCGGCCAATCGGTTTCATCAGATTGAGTCCCTTTTCTTTGATGGAACACATCCGTGCTTGGGTGGCGCCGACGGACTTAGCCGCACCGGCATCGATCCAGTCACCACCGCGGCCGACGGAGAAGCTCAAGCCCTCAACGGTCCTGATGGCGAGTGCTACGTTGGTCATGCCGGAACCGAAAGAGAAGGCGATGCCAGAGAACTGGTCCTTGCCGCACTCAGCGTAGATGATGGCAAGGGCTTCGTTGGACGGGATGGCTTTGTAACCACACTCGTTGACGATCCTCTCCAAGATGCCCCTGTGGTACACGACATCTTTGGTGGGGTCGTCTACCGGGGCCGCCGGAACCGAGAACACACAGATCTCGTTTTCGGTTGCGGGGTCGCCCAGGACTTCACGGACCATGACACCCAGGATCTCCAGGGCATCAATCTCACCTGCTGAGATCAGTCCGGCCGCTAGTGGGCGTCGGACCTCTCGACCAAAGACATTGGCCATCTCATAAGCAGCGTCGCCCACGATGATGATGTCGTCGTCCTTCTTGATGTAGTTGACGTTCGACAGCTTGAGCATTCGTCGATGCTCGGCTGGAAGGTCCAAAAAGGCATCGCGGATTCTCTTGGTCACAACGCCGGAGGGCTGACGCCTGGCTGCGACAATGTTCATCGTGCCCATGTCGAGGCCGACTCCCATTAGAACGGGGGCTACTGCTGCGGGGGTCTCATTCTCGCTCATGGTCATTTGTCCTTATCTGTTTGTGTTTTCCGACGTTTCATCTCACGGAGAAGCTTGGTTGCTTCGTCCAACTCGCCTGAACCCTTCGATTCAGATTGGACCGAGATTTCGGCTTTCGTGTTCTTGTCCACAATACCCGTCGGCAAGTAAAGTGGTGCCTCTTCCGTATCTTCCCGTCGTCTTGATGGGGCAACCACAACGCCTCCCCCTACAGGAGCCGGGAGAGCGGCTGCCACCGCTTGCTGAACAATAGCGGCCATTGCTGCTGCATCCAACGCGGGCGGCGCTTGGGGAGCCTGAGAGGCTTGCAAGGCCATTGCTGCGGCTACGGCTGCTTCAATGGTCCCTGCCATCTCTCCAAGGAGATCCCGTTTGATTTGGGCCGTCAATGCCTCCGTGTTTGGGGCTTCGATGACCTTCTCAACAACCACCCTTTCGACGATCTTCTCCACGATAACTTGCTCGGGTGCCGCCACTGGGACGACTGGGGCGGCTGGTGTTTGGGTCCGTACCTGTGGCTTCAACCGTTGGTAGGACGGAGGCGCGTGTCGCCTTGCTTTCTTCTTATCCCTCATGCGCTGGTACACCCTGACATGACCCATCGCCACCACACGTTTGAGGTCTTTGGAACTCTTGGCTAGCACGTTTGCGACCCAAGCCTCTTCGCCCCGGTGCAGGTTCAAACTCAGATCGGGGATTTCGCAAGGTTCGCAGCAGATGATTTGAGTCTCCATCATCGAAACGCCTTCTTGATTGTCTGGATGGCATACATCTTACGAACTTTGGGCGCAGCGTTCTCCCACCCCTTCTGAATGAAATTGTGACTGGCAAAACCGGGGTGAATCCAAGCATTGCTTTGGCTCGCAGGCGTAGACAGAATCTTCACTTTACCCGTGGGATTGGTAAAGGGAACACGGTCGTAACCTCTTGCTTGAGTCAACCAGGTCATTTTGTAAGGCGAACGGCCCTCAACGATCTGACTGATCCAAGGCCAATCGGAGTAGATCTCCACCTTGGTGCCGTTTATCCGCCATTTGAAACTGTCGTAGAACCGCGGAGAGTTCGGAATCCCCTCGGGCACCGAGTCTGATTCTTGACCCTCCGAAGAGGTTTTCTTTTTTCGATCCGAACGAGCTTGTGCCTTAGCCTCCTTGACGATCTCGTCACGGATGACCTTGCCTACTGTGTCGAGAAACGTCCGGTCAAAAACCTGACGGGCAGTGACAGTGGCGGCACGCCCACTCTTTTTGGTTTTGAGTGTAAACATCCATCATCCAGCCATCAGTAAGTGATGTTTTCGTAGACCGGGGTTCGGCCGCGTTGTTCTCGCGTATCGGGGATGTTCTCTTTCTCCGTCTGCATCGGAGTCTGCTGGTAGTCGGCACCCACCGGGTATGGACCCTCGGGTGGGTAATCCGTCTTCCAAGCACCACCTTGTTGCGGAGTAGGACGCCCTCGGACTTCCGGCCAACACAACTCGGTCGTGTCGAACAAAGGAATCGTGTACCTGATGTCTGCCTCGTCCAGATACTTGATCTGGAAGTGCTGCTGCATGACGTTGCCACGCGCAGAGGGCTTACGAACCGGGCCAATGCTGTACCGCTCGTTCGTCTGCTTCACAATGAAGTCACGCATCGTGAGCATCGGACTCGGCCCCGTCCACACATCTTGGGTGTGCTCCAAGTGTCGACCCATCACGCTTTGACGAACTGCACGATCCGCGTCGTCCGGTGCAATGATCATATCGTAGGGGCCTTCGTAACCGCCCAAGAAGCTGGTGCCGAAGCAGCGCTCACAACGGGAGTCTGGCTGCTTGTTGTAGGCCAGGGTCCGCGCATCTCGGCCACATGAGCAACGGATGCCGCTGGTCTTCTTGATGAAGATTTTGACGCGCTCTCCGCCTTGCTCCAAAACCCAGTTGTTACGGCGCATCGCTTCACGCCAGATGTAATCCAGACGCTCAACGGCTCGATGGGTAACAGGCTCCGTGAACTCCATCGGGGTTTCACGATATCCCGTTGGTGAGTTTGGATCGGAAGCAACCGTTGTGACCCGGTACCAGATCTTCTTGTCCAGGTTCGTTCTGACAGCGTTCTGATTGTAGTAGTACGTCACCGAAACGGCGGACTCGGGGCCAACAGGCAGGATCGGCTCAAACCAAGTGTTTGTGGCGATGTTGTACCCCTTGACGTTGACCAAAGTGACTTCGCCCGTTTGTCCAAAGACGGCCTGCACCGGCACAATCTGGTTGTCGATGACCAACTGGATGTCCATAGGGCTGTTGGCCGCGATAGCCTGCCCGGACTTCTTGACAATGGGGAAGAGTTTGGAACGGAAGGTCCAACGACGAGCATTGGCCTCTTCACCACGCGACAACCAGGAGTTCTCCCAATCCACGACCTCCGATTCGACGAAGGCGTTGTTGGTGAAGTCCCGGTAGAAGCTGCCGCCTACAGGGGCGATGTTCAAACGAAAATAAGGGCCGCGTTCGGATGAGTCACTTCGATAGATGTTGACACCCTGCACATCGAACTGACCGTTCTTGGCCAGGATGGCAGGGTTGTCCCATCGGATATCAAGTGTCCCCGCAAACAGAGGGCTGACCACCTCTGTGTTGATGGGGGGAACAGGGCAGGCGTCAGGGCCAGCTTGCCATGCGCTGTTGTCGGAGGGGCCAAAAGGCCCTGGGTTGCCGCAATCTGGGCCGTCAGGCGGAACGGGGGTAGGCGGCGTCTCACAAGACACCGGGCCAAGAGGATTGACCTTATCTACCCATGGTTCTTTTGTATTGCCGCAACCCATGACTCATTAGGCGGTAGGACCGCCTCCTTGTTGAATCAGACGGATGGTTCCGTCCTGTTGAGCTGCCCATTGCTCGCCTGCTTTGAGGCCAAGTCGTTGGGAGATGGCCCCCAGGATGGCTTGTCCTTCGGCGTCCAACGACTCCAGCTTGTTGAGCAAACGAGCCTTCATCACTTCAAACTCACCAATTTTGGCAAGGTAGCCTTGGCTTTCTTGCTTGAGCTTGAGGATGGCGGTTTGCTCCTCGGGGGTCATTTTGCCCAGATCCGTAGGATCCTTCGGGGCTTCGGTGGTGGTCGGAGTCTCGGTGGTTTCGGTCGTGGTTTCCATAATGGTCCTCGGTCGTCAGTTACTCTACCCACCAGAGGTATCAGACTCGTCGGTCTGTTGGTCGAAAAACTTGCGCAAAGCCCGGAGTTCAAACATGTAGTTGTCGAACTGGGTGCCCACTCGGGAACCGATACGAAGCCGTTGGGCGGGAGAAACTACTGAAGGAAGGCGTGTGAACGACCAAAAGGTCACACCGTCTTCGTTAGTGTACTCGTAGATGCGGCCTTTTCGACCCTGCACCGCAGCTTCTTTGGGTTCCGACATCAGAGGTCTCCCAGCGGGTCTTTTTCGTCTTTGTCCAACTTCTTCCGTTTTTTGACTTCACGGATGATCTCGTCCAAACCTTTTTCGGCTTGCTTCATCTGAGTAGCCTGATGCTGGATGAGTTCTTTTTGAGCTTGAACTTGTTGGTAGGGATCGGGGGCGTACTGCATGGCAGTTAAAGCCTTCGCATCGAGTGCTTCCTGCTCTTGGAAAAACTCATCTTCCGGGGCGCACGACCCGTCTTCCATCCTGCCCTGATCTGCGGGACAGCCAGGGATCGCCTCACCCTCTTCGGCGGCTGCGGCTGCTTCAGAAGAGTCACCACCGTATTCCCCGACGTATGTGTCAGGGAAAACCGCTTCCACTTTGTGGAAGTCTGAACGATCCTCCTCCTTCCGATCTTCTATGCGATCGGCTCGTTCCTCAGTAGCGAAGCAGGCCGTAAAGACCAGGAAGCTACTGAGAACGCAGCAGCTTCTTAACCTCATCGATCTTCTCGTTAACATTGTCGATTTTGCCTTCCAACCGAACCAGAGCCAACGTGTTCCCCTGAACGGAATTGGTGATGGACGCGAGTTTGTCAAGATCCTCCTGCATTTCGGAGATCCGCTCCTCTTGGATGGCATTGTTGACTTCCAACTTAATGCCCCAAAGCAAAAGAGGGATGACGACAACACTCAAACCCTTGAAAGCGACATCGAGGAATTTCGTGGAGCTTCCCGAGCTTCTAGTGGCTGATGTATCGGGCATAAAGACCTACGTCCTACCAAAGTACGGGGTATAGCCCGTCTACCGGATTTTAGCTGCTGTGCGTGCTACGACCCTACGCACCCACATCTGAGCGACATGCGCCACCTTGTTGATCTGAAGGGTGTCCCCCTCCGTAACAAGGAGCCCTTCGTCCTTGAGGGCCTCTACAGCCTCTAAAAAGGTCGCGGGGTTTTCATCATGGAAAGGCCAATGGCGTGCAAGAGCCTCCGACATGACATCGAAATCGACAAATTCGTCCGACGGGGCTGTCTCCAGATACCGAAGCACGATGTTTTGCGCTTGTTCGGAAGGCGTCCCCGCATTGTCGTTCCTCAGATCCGTGTAATCGGTCAAACGCGGAGTGAGGTCGCCTTCAACGAGGGGTTCAGTTTGTGACATCCGTGACATTTTTCTCTTCCTTTTTGTAGGCTTCATCGTGTCGTTGACACGCAGCATCAAGTTCGTCGATGGGGGCGTTGTCCGATTTGTGGCCTGGGCCGCAATGCTCCCCGTACCATTTGAAGTCGAGCGTCTCAGGGACATCTTCGGTGTAGTCGCAAACGAAAGTCCGAACGCTGAACGTGAGAGCCAGCAACGCGGTTGTGAAGAACGGTGTCTTCCGGTTCCAGACGAGGCTCCAAGCAGTCTTGGAGAGTTCTTTGTCTGCGTTCTTGCGTTCGGTGGCTTCAACTTCGTCGAGGGTTTCAGTCATCTCGGTGCTCTCCTCTTCCACCACCATCGGTTCCAAGCGCTTCCACGAAGGAGCGTCTCGTAGACGGTGCGGGCGGCGCGAGCATCCTCAAGGGCTGAGTGGTTCGACTGGTAAGGGATGCGCAGGTAGAGACACACACCCTCCAAGGTGCGGTTTTCCAAGTCAGGCAACTGCTCCCACGCCAGAGTAAGGGTGTCCGCGTACAGGTTGTTGATTTTCGCCAACCTGCCTTGAGCCAGTTGATCTTCTCCAAGCGTCTCCTGCAACCAATGGTTGATGAACCCCATGGACAACTGCGTGTTGTGACCTGCAATCACGGGCCCTGAAACCAGATCAAGGATCTGGTAGGCGACCGATGCAAAGAAGGGGCTGGGCCCTAGGTCTCCTTGGCTGTACGGAGCGTTTTCAGGGAGATCGTTCAGGTGCTCGGGGGCAATCGCTGTGTGTAACAACAACGACCCGTCAGCAGCCACGATGGCGATGTCGAGAATCTCATCGGTGTTCTCGTCCGGCCCACTCGTCAGGGTCGCTACGAAAACGTGGGTTTGGGTCGTCGTGTCCATCTTAGTTCTCTAGGAGGGGAATGATCGCCAAACGGACTCGACGAACCTGAGCAGTCGTGGATGCCCCTTGGTTTTGTCGAAACTGGAGGTCAACGACAGGACTCGACCCACGGGAGGTCGAAACCACAAGGCTGCCACTTCGGGAATCG